AATTAGTATTGTTCAAAATAGTGTTTATAAAATTGATTCATCAGCCGGTAGTACTGACAATCCTCAACATATAAAAGAATTTGTTAATAACATTGACAAACAAATGTTTAATACAATACAAAATTTTTTAGAAACACAAAAAGCCAACAATGCTGTTCCTAATTTAACTATTACAACACCGCAAGATATTAAAGATAAAGGTTACACAGAAGATAAAATTGAAGTACCACTAGTCTTTGACCCATCAACTTTTTTCGTCTAAGGCTTTTGTATCTAGACGTTGAAGGTATTGATAAGTTTATCAAAGAATACGATAAAGATACAAAAGCCTTAAAATCAGAACTTTACAAAATTTGTTGGTACATGAGGGGCGGAATAACTTTATCCGAAGCCTATGAACTTAGTCAAGAAGAAAGAACGTTAATTTCTAAAATCATTGAAGATAATTTAGAAACAACTAAAAAAACTGGACTACCTTTCTTTTAAATGTCCATATTTAAAAATTTACTGTAAAATTTTGATTCTGGTACTGCTTGTGTTGTAGTGGTTTGATTCTTTCGAGAAGTTCTTTTCTTTTTACCCCCTTGTTGAACTTGCAAATTAGGTGTTCCGGATCCAGTTGCAGATGTTGCGGCTCCGCTTTTTTTAGCAATTGTAGCATCTACATTATTCTTAACACTTTCTAAATCTCTAGTTCTTAAAGTAGGAATAGTCTGATTAATTTGTTTTACTGTAATTTTAGGTGATGCTCCGGTTGCAGTTTGTCCTGTAGATGCAGTTTGTCCTGTAGATGCAGTTTGTCCTGTAGGTGCAGTTTGTCCTGTAGGTGCAGTTTGTCCTGTAGGTGCAGTTTGTCCTGTAGGTGCAGTTTGTCCTGTAGGTGCAACACTAGATGCTCCTCCGCTAACTGCTGAATTAGCACTTGTTGCTTGAGTAGATGTATTAGCAACGGCCTGCTGACCTGCTGTCCATCCTTGTTTCATTCCTTGCCAAAAATTCTTTCCCGCTTGAACCGCACCACCTGCTGTTGCCGCTAATGCTTTTCCTGTAGCAGTTGCTGCCTTTCCAATACCTTGACCAACCTGGGCCATGTTTAATTCATCTAATTGTTGATTTTCAACTATAAGTTCGTTAATACGCATATTATTTCCTTTATGGTGTAGTCGGTTGGGTTTTTCGTTTTGCTAAATTAGCATCAACTGTTTTTTGAACACTTTCTAAATCTCGAAATCGTAATTTTTTAATTGCTTGATTAATTTGAGTCACAGTGAGTTTTGTAGATGGCTGACTTGATGCTTGAGAAACAGGTGGAGATTGATTTGATACAATATTCATAGACTGAAAAGTCGACGAAATAATAGAATCATCAACTCCTGATTTTCTTAAAATTTCTGCAACAGCATCACTGTCAGTTGGACTTCCTGCGGCTTGCCATGCTTTCATTAATTTATCAGCAGTTACTCTAGTAGTTAAATTTGTACCAAATTGTTTTAATTTGTCCATTACACCTTCGTGTACTAATGATTTTCTATCTACAGTATAGAATATTTTTTTAATTTGCTGAAAAGATAAACTTTCTGGTGTCGATTGTTGTGTTGGTGTTTGATTCCCAGCAGCACCTGTATTGTCTTTACCGATATTTTTAGCATCACCGGCAGCGGCCACAGCACCTTGACTAAGACTTTGACCTGCTTGGGCCATGCCATTAATCCATTTTAGTAATCCGTCATTGGCCAATTGGTCTGCACGAGCATTAACCATTATATCTTTGATCGCAGCCCTGTATTCAGGAGATCTAATCTCCTGGGCGATAGTTTTCAATAGATCAAAACCGCCGGCTTGACCATTACGGATCATACTCATAGCGTCATTAATGGCTGTCTGTTGTTCAGGAAATACTGCGACATTGAATCCTTGCACAGTCTGTTTCCATTCTGTGCCCGGACCTGTAATAGTTCTAGTAGCTCCGTAGTTAACATTGGCTAACCCAGATTCCTCAGCCCCAGGAACAGGCAATGCTTTAACTCTCATTCCCTCTACGAATTTTCCCAACATTTCAAAGGCTTTACCAGATAGGTAGCCTAAAGCCGCAGTTTTAATACCTTTTCCGATCGCAGTTGAAAGTTTTTCACCTTTCATTAATTCAGTAGTGCCTCTTAGTATCTGACCTGCGATAGCACCACCTAAAGGCCCCCCCGCTAATGATGCAACGGCAGTTAACACACCGATAATCACTGCGGTTTTTCCAGGATTTGCCTTAGCCCATTCTCCTGCTTGAGTTAAATTTTGAGTTAAATTTGGAAACTTAGCACTAATCTTTGCTTTTAGTTCTTCAAATTTTTGATCAAACGCCTGTACAGGTTTAGTGTTTTGCGCCCACTGCCCTGCTTTGTTAATAATATCGTTAACTTTTTGAACTGCTTGGACAGGCAATTTTGCAACATCTACGGCTTTTCCTAATCCAGTTCTGTTAGATCCACTAGCAGTTGCCGATTGCTCTACATTTTTAAATAATTGAGATATTTGATCTGTAGTTAATGTTGCTTCAATTAAAGGTAAAAACTCTCTATGTATTCCTCTAATTATTTTATTTTGTTCTTCGGTCAAACCTCGGCATATATTCTCTAAGAGAATTCGGCTTTCGTTTAATTTTTCTTCTACAATTAATCTTTGCGAAAAAGTTAAAGGCATAATTTTATCCACTCTATATCACTATTTATAAACGAACTGCGTTCGTATGCTTCTTCGTCTATCAACTCGAAGCATATTTAGATAGTTAAGAGAGATATATCATCTAGATTAAGTGGTCACTCTTTGCCCGAGCAGGGCAAAAAAATAACTGAACATCATCTGAGTTGCACAGTCACATAGCATTACTGCATTACAGTGGCGGTCGACCGGTACCACGAGCAGCGTCTTTATTCGACGGCAGGAGCATCTAGGCATGCTATCACCTATATGTCCGTTAGGGAATTACCCTTCTTTTTGCCTATTCAATCCTCTTCAAACAACCAAATCGCAGGGCTTAGTAGCGATCCTCATCCTTTCGGGTAGTGGTTGAGTACTCACAGCGGCGAGAGTTTTCCGTTCCCTGCGATCCGAGATCCAGGTATTGGGCATAAGAAATTAGCCTACGCTGAGCCTTTACCGCTTAAAAGTGCCTTAAGATTTTAATATGTGTGAGCCATGGACACGGACTTGTATATGCCCGTTATAATATTCGTTTGTTTCTAAAACTCGCCTTGAAAATTGTTCTCTTGCCTCAATGTAACTGCATTCTGCTTTAGATTTACAAAAATAAAGTATTTCTCTTATAAAATTTTCTGTGCCTAGTTGTACTACATCTTTATTCAATTGTTCGTTTGAGCCATAATAATCTTGCCAGTCGCTGTCTATTTTGCTTCGAATTTTCTTTTTCTTTTTTGTGCCGTTCTTTAACTTTACAGTCTTGTAGGTCGTTTTACTAAATTTTGCCAATTTTTTGCCAATGTATTTTCTATTTGTTATTTTGTTAGTAATGATATAAACAAAGCCTACACAATCTTCGGGTAATTCTGTTATGGTATTATTTTGATATAGCCAAGTCATGTTTTTTCGTCTTTTTCGTTGCTTTTTCTTCTCTAAGACGAATTTTTTCTAATCTTTTGTTTGCCATAAATTCTTGTGATACTTTTTGACCTTGTCTTTTCATTTCATTAGCAATTTTTGCAATAGATCTTAAACTCCTTCTAGAAACCATAGCAGGATCTCTACCTTTGGTTCTTATAAAAAGTTGGTGAGAATTGTGTAAAGTAGCAAACTCTGAAATTAGTTGAGAGTATAAATTTTTATATTTTTCTAATTCAATGTTCGACATAATCAATATCATTTGAATAACTTGTAAATCCGTTTTCTTTTGTTACTTTTAATACGTTATTAACTCGTCCAATCAATTCATCTTTATGAGATATTAAGTATATATTCTTATTTCTATCCCTGGCCATTTTTTTCAATACCGCTAAACTGGCTTCAACGCCGGCAAAGTCCATTCCTGCATCGACCAATTCATCAATAAACAACAAATTAATACTTTGGTACAGTCCTTCCCAAACATCTCTAAAAGCAAAACTCATTGAAAGGATCAGTCTATTTCGTTCTCCTCTGCTTAAATTATCAAAGTCTAATTCTTGACCTAATTGAGTAATTTCTACAGTTAAATCGTTTTGAAACACAACCTTGTGAGGAAGCCCTAACTTGTCAATGTAATAGGTTAATCTTTTGTTTAGGTAATTTAAATTTTGATCTATAATTTTCTTTCTGATAAAACTATCTTTATTAGTTAATAATTTTAATAAAAACTCTTGATGATCTTTTAATTTTGTTAGATCGTTAATGGCAGTCCAATCGACTGTTTGAATTGCAGTTTTCTTTAAATCATCTATTTGTTCTTGATAAGGATTTTTTTCGTCTGCTTTTTCTAACAAAGATTTTTCTAAATTATCGAGATTATTTTTGTGTCCCAGTGCTTCTGCTTCTGTTTCGTAAAATGTGTTAGGTTTAGGAAAAACATTTTTTTCGCTAATTTCTTCTGATATTTTTTCTAAATCATTTACTACCTTATCAAAGTAAGTTTGTGCATCGGCTAAATTATTCATAGCAGTTGCAGTCATTTCTTGGTGTTTATGATCGTGCAACTCTTGTTCACACGCCGGGCAAGTTTTACTAGATAGAGACTCTACTTCTCGAACATATTTGTCTCTAGTTTTTTGAGCCTGTATAACTGCGCTTTCTAGGGTTGCTTTTTGTTTGTTAAGACCTCGAATTTTTGTATCAAGTTCTTCCCAAAGTTTTAAATTTTTATGATTTTCTAATTCTTGAATAATATCTACTGATTCGAGATTAACAATGGCTCGACCTAAACTTTCCAATTCTTGTTGATGTTTAGTATCCCATAGATTACTTTTTAATTGCAAACTATCAATACTTTTTTGTATGTTTTCGTTTGATGTTTTAATAGTTTCAATTTTTAAATTTTCTGCTAAAATTTTATCTTTGGTATTTTTGATTTCAATTTTTAAATTTTCTGCTTTTGTAGAAAGAATAGTAATTCCAAGAAGTTGTTCAATAATTTCTCGTTGATCTGCCGCTCTCATTGCAAGGAACGGTTCAGTGTATGTATTAAGGGCAACAAGATGTTTAAACATTGAATGACTCATTTCGAGCATTTCTTCAATTGTTTTTTGAGTTTCTCTACTATCTCCTTGACTTTCGTCTTCATCTTTGGCTTTTAATTCTTTGTTATTAACAAACAATTTTAAAATGTTAGGTTTTCTGCCACGCTCAATTCGATAGTGTGCGTTGTTTTTTTCAAAGTCAACAGTAACTAACATGTTTTTACCGTTGATTTTATTAATAAGATTTTCTTTTTTAATATTAGTTAATGCTTGGCCGTACAATGCGTAACTTAATGCATTAATAATTGTAGTTTTACCGGTACCGTTTCTTGAACCAGTATCGTCTCCGCCAAGGTCTAAGTTTGATCCAAGCACAAGAGTTAAATGATCTTTATTAAAATTTACTGCCTGAGTTTGATTACCCACGCTCATGAAATTTTTAACAGTAATAGTTTTTAGTTTAAACATTGATTGATTCTAAGTTTTTTCTTTCAAATTCACCAAAAATTTCAAGAACATCTTTGGGAATTTCTTTTTCAGGGTCAACCTTTACATAAGGATTGTTTCGATTGAACATATCTTCACCTTTTAAAATTTTTTCTTTGATGTGTTCGGGTGTTTTAAATTTGTCTTGATTAAGTTCTTGGTGAGCAAATGTTTCGATTTTATATTGAATAGTTTTTACATCACCCCAATAAGTTAGGTGCCATCCGCCTCTAGAAATTAAACCATAACCGTATTTTTCATTTCTTAGTTGTTGCGGGCTTAGTTCTTTAACAATTTTGTTAGTGCTGATTGTAGTACCTCTTATTGGGACAACCTGTTTTTGTCTAAAATTATATGCATAATGATCTTGCTCAACTGCTAATCTATCCCAACCTTTAGAAAAATATTCTTTGGCAATGTTAATACATTCTTTATGAGGAATTTCGTCAAGGTCACTAATCATAATAATATCGTGGTCATCGAATAAATTTAATGCTTTGCTAATATAGTTTCTTTGAGCATTTTCTTGTTGCCACGGCCCTGTGTCATAATCTCTTTCCCAGGAAGGTAATTTATTATAATTAAACTTTTCTCGATCTACAATAAAGGGAAAATAGAGAATTTTATCTAAAAATTCTCTATACCTAAATAAATTTTCTGCAAAGTGCAAAGGTTTTTCATGACCACTTTGTGTAATGTTCGATTCTACAAGAACAAAAAAGTCGACATGATCTTTTAGATATTGTAATCTTCCTTTTAATAATTCAAATTCATTAAAAAACATAAAACAGTCTACTATTTTCATATGCTGTTGTAAATTTTTAATAAAACGTTTTTGTCAAAATCTTTGCTATCAATATTAACTAGTTGTTCTGAAACAATTTGATCAACACTTTCAAATTTTTGATCTGGGTTGTCATCAATAGTCCCTTCAAGATTTATTTTATCTTGAATTAAACTTATTTCTCTAATATCGTGTTCTTTAGTGAAAGTTTCTTTAATAAAATTTGCTTCTTCAAAACTAATATCGATATCTAAATTTACTTTTAAGTACATTTTAGATTTTAAAATTTCATCCTTCTTATCAATTAAATCTGAAAGTTTAACATGTCTAAATTTGGGACAATCGAGCCAGTTTATATATTGTGGCTCACCTCCCCATTCTAGTATCATCATACCGCGCTCGTCGTCCCAAGAGTCTGCAAAATTATGAGGAAATGCATTACCAATATAATGCACTTTTCCTCTACTTTGTCTTTTATGAAAATGACCACTAAAAACGTAGTCTTGATTTTTAAAATGTTCTGCTTGTAATTCACCGGTGTCTGGCATTTGAACCATGGCGTTCATGTAAAACAACGGTAGTTCAAAATGACCGAACATATATCGACTTTTAATTTTACTGATATCTTTCCATTCGTCGCCTACCAACCACGGTACTAAAGTCACATCACCTATGGTGCATACATTTTCGACTACAGTGACGCCTGGAATATGTCTTCCAAAGGCAGAACTGTGGACATCTCTTTTGTCTTTGTAAAATAAGTCGTGATTGCCCGGAAACCAAAAAAATTGTTCAAAAGAAGATCCGAGTTTTTCTAATAACTTAATACTTGTATCTAGTGTTACAAGATTTAAACTATTTCGATTATGACTCCAATCCCCTAAAAATATTCCAGTCTCACAATTATTTTTTTTGGCTTCTAAAATAAACCAATCGATAAACTCTTCGCAATCTTTAAGATGTATCGGTGAATTACTTTTTAATCCAACATGAAGATCTGTAAAACAGGCTACCTTTTTAAAAAGGTTCATATAATTTTTCTCCTAGTATTATTTTAAATATATTAAGAGTAAAAGTCAAGCCCCAGGTTCTTCTTCATCTTCTAACGATTTGGTTTTAGGTGCTCTAAAATTTTTATAAATTTCGGCCTGTCTTGCAGTTTCTTCTGCGTATTCGTGTTGATATTGTCGAGTAATACTTGGAGTTAATCCGGCTTCTTCCAACATGTCGTCTCGAATGTTTTGATTTTTCTTTTCAATGTTTAACACTCTAGTAAAACTATTAGTTACTGCCGCAGTATAATATGCAAAAGGATTTTCTGATTTGCTTTCGTCAAATTGCAATCCAATTTGACTTAGTTGTAGTATGGCTTGTCCCTTCATTTCGTCTACGTAAGTATAACCACGCCAGTTTGATCTCTGTGCATATCGTTCACTTAATTTTAAGAACATTTTACCCAATTCTTCGGTAATTCTTCCATGATCCTTTGAAAATTTTCCTTTTTCTAAAGTGCCCTTCCAATGGCTTTTACCGACACACACTAATTCGTCGTTTTCATCAAATTTCCAATGTTGGAACGGGGGAAAATTAACTTTATCGTGACTATCTGCGGTAGTTTTTGTTGTTTTTTTTCTTCCCGGAGACAGGGGAATATGATCAAATGTCATTATTCTAAATATTAGATCTGTTTTTGAAATAGTTTTATAATTTGGGATACATTCCGAAAGTTTTGTTTTTTTATCTCCTTCGGTTTTTAATTTTAAAAATAATTCTAAACCTAATCTTTTTGCTCGATTTCTTTTTGCTTCTGCTATTGATCGAATATTAATTTTATCTATATTTGACAAGATTATATCATGTTGACTGTATTCTTTTTTGGTAAAACTCGAAAAACTGCATTTGCTCTTATGGATTTCTGCTAATAAATCTTTATTATTTAAATATTTTACTTTTCGTAAAGTCGGTAACACTGGGTCGGTCATTATTGTTTTTTCCTTTGTAGTTGATTGTATTAATAAAAACTGCAAATGTCAACCATTAAACGGGTGGTTTATTTATTGGTTAAATACAATGATAAGGAAAAAAGAAATGAGCACTGAAGTTTATACTATCAATGGAAAGCAAGTTTCAAAGGCTGAGTATGAAGCGTTTAGAAGTTCTATAGATTCGACAACATTGCCTAGTAGAACAGACAATGCAAGACAAGCCAGGCAACAAACAGCAGAAATTTTTACTCCAGAAATTGACATTTATGGAGCAGGAAGAAACTTGCCTCGTGAAGAAACTCCTGAAGTTGACTACGGTGCTAGACCGACTCCTGCAGGAGATCCTGGTGCTATGCCTAAAAAACAAAAAGGCGATCCTGTTGTCAATGTTTATGATGTGGGAGGAAAAAAATTAGGACAAGATCTTAGAGTTAAAATTTTAGTTCCTCCTAATTATTGGACAAAAATTACTTCAGGGCCAAATGGCGCATTGAGAACACTTAAAGGTGTAATTTTTCCATATACCCCTAGCATTCAGTTTGATTTAAAAGCAGACTATAGTTCGGCAACACCGCTGCACTCTAACTTTCAGATAAATTTTTATCAAAAATCTTCAATAGGAAATATTAGTGTTTCGGGAAAATTTACTGTAGAATCAAAAAACGATGCATTGGTATTGCTATCGACTATGCATCTTCTTAAATCCTTGACAAGGATGCGATCTGGAGGAAGGACAGGGGATCCTGACAGCGGTAGTCCTCCTCCAGTTTGTAGGCTCGTAGCACATGGAAAATTTATACTTGATAATGTGCCGGTAGCCATAGGTAGTGTTAGGATGGAACTGCCCGATAGTGTTGATTATTTTACAATCGTCGATGATGAAATTTTTGGATCAACTTCAGTTCCTGTTGTCTCAACAATTTCTGTTACTTGTATACCTATGTACAGTAGAGCAGAAATGCAAGATTTCAGTGTTACAAAATATATTAACAATGAATCGAATTTTATATCTTCTAAAGGGTTTGTATAATGGCATTGTATTCTAAAGACAGTCCTTATTATTTGACATCTGTATCAAATGGTTATCTTGATACCTATGTTCCTAGAGATATACCTGCAGAAAAGGATGATATTTTATACACCATTACCTCGACATACGAAAATAGGCCAGATTTATTGGCTTACGATTTGTACAAAAATGAAAAGTTATGGTGGGTTTTTTCTGTAAGAAATAAAGCAAAAATTAAAGATCCAATTTTTGATATGCGAGCAGGCACAAATATATATCTTCCTAAAATAACAACCATTCAACGAGTGTTAGGTATCTAATATGTCTTCCAGGATAGATGTTCAAAATAATGTATATGATTCTCCAGAAATTTCTAGAAATACTAATTCTGAAGAAAATCAATTTCAGGAACAAAACAAACAAGAAGTTGTTCAGTCCGGTGAAAAAAATATCCTTCACAATTATAGATCAGTTACATATAATTGGACATTGGCCGGATGTAAAAAAGAATTTCTTTCAAATCCACAACTATTAAGTGAAGGAGAATTAGATTTTGTAATTTTAAAATCTGGAGGTAAAGGTACCACAGGTCTTTCAACTAACGTTGCAGGTATCGAAAGAAAAGTTGGAGAAGAAAAGATTACAGTAATGGAAGGAAATGAAGTTGTAGTTGCAGGAACTAAAGACATTACTGTGACAGATTATAGTGCATCATCTACAGTCGCAGGCTTTAATAAAGACAGTCCTGGTCGATTTGACATGTTTATAGACAATGTAGAAATTCAATCAGTAGCATCATTTAGTAAACAGTCAAATGTATCAATGCCTACGTCAATCAAATTTGAAATAATTGAACCATATAGTGTAAATGGATTTCTTGAAGCTCTTTATGTAACTTCTATTGCAACAGGATATACAAGTTATGTGCAAGCAAATTTTATTTTAAAATTAGAATTTAAAGGTTATAAAGATGGCAACGAATTTTCAGATCCAGAAACAGTTCCAAAATCTACTCGATATTTTCCTATAACATTTTCAAATATTGAAGTTGATATTACTGAAAGAGGAACTCGTTATAGATGCGAGGCTGTGCCTGCAAACGAAAAACTTTTTGGTGAAGCAAATCAAATTAAGAAACCTCTCAAATCCGAAGGAAATACAGTTAAAGAAATTTTATATAATCTTATTAAAAATTTAAATTCGCAAACAGTTCAAATGTATAAAGATACAAATGCTGGAC